GGCGGTGGGTTTGGCTACCATCCAGTGTTCCGGTAAGTCCAAAACGATAGCGACATCCGGAGAGTTTAGCAAGTATAGAAGTAAGAGATTTTGCTTTGAAGAGATGAGCCTCGTCTCCGATGACAACATCAAAGTTATTAAAGAATTCTTTAGGTAACTTGTATATGCTCTGCCAAGTTGTGATTGTGATTGGTCGTTTTGTGACCTTATCTTTTCCAGCGTATACACGATGTACGTAAGTGGAAGAGTCGAAACCATAATCAGCAAAATCAGAGGAAAGCTGACTAACAAGAGAAGTAGTTGGTACAATAATGAGAGTTCTTTTCGCATAATACCTCACAAGCAAATAAATGATAAACGATTTACCAGAAGCAGTTGGTGATAGTAATAGTGATCTACGTTCTCTTACTGCATGCACGAATGCATCTAACTGATAATCTCTTGGTTGAAATGTTGGTTTTAGTCTTTGGATAAATTCTTTTGCTTCTTTGATAGAAAATTCTTCTGTAGAAAAATCAGAAAGATATTCTATTTGATATTCTCTTTTGTGACAGAATTCTTCGATGTAAGAAAGCAAACCATGATAGATAAGTCCAGTCATAGTGTTGAGCAAACGAATCTTACCGTCCCAAACTTTAGCTCTAAACTTTGGAGTGAACTGCGCTCCTGGAACAGAGAAGGTGAAGAAGTCACTCATCTCCATCATAATACTAGGTTCGCATTTAACCTTGATGTAAGTCTCGTCGCATTTCTCGACCTGGATAATATCTACCATTATGCTCCCATAGTGAACTTCTGCCAATCAATTGCATTACGAATGATATAATTTCTATTCATAACAAGTTTAATGATTGATTCAAGTAGTTCTATTTTTTCTTGCTGTAATCCAACTTTCAAGGTAATGTTAATGATATCATCATCAGCATCAAGATACATAGGAATATCGCCTTTAAGGACCATTCCTCTTGCTGGTAATCTCCAGCCTTTATCTTTTGTCTCTTCGTTTGGACCTTGCGTTAAAAATTCGTATTTGTCTAGCTTGAGTTGTTTTAACTCTGCTTCGTATTTGCGAAGAGTTAATCTTTCTTTAACTAGAATTTGAAAATATTTATGGTGGAGTTTAGGGGTGTCTAAAGAAGCATCCCCTAGCTCGGTCTTATCGACCTGAGTGTCTTTTTCCCACTGCTCAAAAATTTCATCAATCTTCATATTATCGCCTTTGACTTTTAAACTGTCAATAGTATACTATAATTCTGGAAAAAAGTAAAGATCTTTATACGTTATTAATGTCGTAATAAGTATATTTAAATGTAGCAGACGCTTCGATATAATTAACATCGTCGTCCGTTGTATTGAAAACTGCACCAGTCAAACTTGTTGGATGTGCATCTGTGAATACGATTTCATAATTAGCCATTTTTGTAGAAGAAAGAACCATAAGAGAAATATCCGAAGTTTCGCCATCTCCTGTATAAGAAGGGTTTTCTCTGATAGCCTTTCTTTCAACAAAATCTTTAGGCTTACCAAGAGCCTTCATCCAATTATGAAGCTCTAGATAATTTTGTAGATCTTCGTCGACCTTAAAAGTAATATTAAGTAAACCGTAATCTAAGTGATCCCCAATTTGCGGTATAACGACCATTGGGTTTGATGTGATAACAGGCTTTAAACTTAGGTCTGGTATATTAACTTTCTGAATAAAGAAGTTGACATGCGGTGCTTTCTTAATCGTGAACTTGAAATTCAGAGGACTTAGAAAGTTTTTATTAGATGGTGTGTTATCTATCGCTGTCATTTTAACTCCTTTCTACTATTTATATGAGGATATAATGGACTTTAATCATCTAAAAACTGACAAATTTTCTTTCGTCCTATATGAAAATATTTACGACGATGAAGAACTACAAACCATATACAAAGAATGCATATTCTTATGCGATGAAAAGAAATTAGAATTGACTGCTAATTCTGGCGCTGCACGAGATAAAGAGGGTAATCTTTTAAAAACTAACAAAGGATTATTCTTGGAAGATATCTACTCTGAACCTATGAAGTTTTCAAATTACCTGAGGTTATCAAGTAAACAATTCGAGTATCTTCCTTTTTCTGAATTAAACGAAAAGGATAACAATTTTGAATTCTTTTCGAAGAACTTTTATAATACTAGGACTCTGTTTAGCTACTATCAAGATAATGATTATTACTTAACACACAGAGACGCTAGTGAATTTACTTTTATATTTTGGCTGTTCAAAGAACCAAAACAATTTACTGGAGGAGATTTGATTCTGAACGATATTGATTATCGGGTAGAAATTAAAAATAATTCAGGGATATTATTTCCGTCAAAGGCTATGCATACAGTAGAGCCAGTAATTATGAAAGACAAAACACCATTCAATAGGATGGGAAGATTTTCTTATTCAACCTTTATATACTAAAAAGGGGGAGCCGAAGCTCCCCCTAAGTTTTTCGCCACCTTGCTTATGTGGTTCTTACATAAGGTTGTTAACGATAAGACGACGGTAGTACTTGTTAGTGCTGATAGCACGACGTCCAAGACCCTGGTTAGTACCTTCGGCGAATGGGTTTGCAACCATGCCGTAACGAGTCTTAAAGCCGATCTTTGGCTGGAATGATGACTGGTCAACAGCACGTACCATCTGTAGTGGAACGTATGGGCAGTAGAATAGACCAGCGTCGAATGCTGATGAACCCTTATAGCCGACTGTTAGGTAGTTACCACCTAGAGCGTATGGATCGATATAAACCTTTAGACGTCCGTTTAGGATACCAGCGAAGGTATTACCTGTATCGTCAACCTGTAGGTTGTTTGAGTTAAGGGCAGGAGTGTAGTCTAGAACACCAGCCATCTGTAGAGCAGAAGCAACGTCTGAAGAACAGATAACGATGTTACCCTTACCACGACGAGTCTGCTTGGCGATAGCATTGGCTTCACGTTCTAGCTGGAACATAAGACCCTTGAACTTCTCAACTGACCAACGACCGTTTGAATCAGTATCAAGATCGAAGATACCTGGAGTAGTTGTGTTTTCCTGAGCGCCAGCTTCAGCAGTGATGTTGATAGTACGAACAACTTCACGGTTGATTTCGGCTAGGATTTCAGCTGATAGAATGTTTGCTAGTTCTGTTTCAGCGTCTAGACCATGGATAGCCTTAAGATCCTGAGCTAGTTCCATAGTGTACTCTGCCTTTAGAGCACGAGTGTTAGCTGATACAGTAACCTTCTCGATTGAGAAAGCCATTTCTGGGAATGCAGTATTGGCATCAGTTCCTAGGGCTTCAGCCTGGAATGTTGACATACCGTAACCAGTGTTATAAGTGTTAACAGCTGTTAGTGGTGAAGTGTTAGTAGCACCTGGGATGGTACCAACATGCTTCTGACCAAGAGTGTTAGCTCCTGAAGTAACAGATGAGAACTGAGTGTTAACTTCGTTGTAGAATGTTTCTGCGCCGGAGTTGTTGAATGACTGGACTGAAGAGTTTCCGCCAGTAGCATAACGTGAACGCATTGCGAAGATAAGTCCAGTTGGACCAGTCATTGGCTGAACGCCGCAGATATCGTAAGCAATTAGGTTAGGCATTGCACGACGAACTAGAGAAATTAGGACAGGATCGAAAGTATCGATACCACCAGTTCCCTGAGTTGAAGATGAAGCGCCCATTAGGTTGTTATGAACGAATGAATCAGTTTCAGTTAGAGTCTGATACTGACCATGTGAAGCTGACTCACGAAGAGCCTTCTCTGTGTTCTCGAGCATAACTGCAGTTACTGAACGGCGGTGCTGGTCCTTAATGGTACCAAGAGCGTCGTGGTCAAGAACTGGTGCCCACTTGTTTTGAATTTCCTCAGCTAGATACATTTGTTTTCCTTTCTAAGAAATAAATATCTTTTCTATTTATAATATATTACTTTTTAACTGTTCTTGCGAGAGCCTGAACGTAACGGCTGACCGAAGGATCAACGTTAACAACAGATTCATTAATCTCGCCTTCAAAAGTTTCTTCTTCAATGTTTGAAGAACTTACAGTAGCGTCATTCTTGAAGTAGTTCTCCTTAACGATCATTAGCTTCTTTTCGAAAACTTCTAGATCGCCGTCGAACTCAATTCCCTCTGCTAGAGCAGCGAACTTTTCTCTCTGAGTCAGTGCAAGATCAGAAGAAATGTTCTCAAAGATTTCATTTGCAGATGAAACTAGCAAATTATTCTTTAGCTCAACATTTTCAGAAATTATTTCATTCATCTTTTCTTCGAGAGCAGCAACCTTCTCGGCCATTGCCTCTAGAACGTCAACCTTATTCTCTGGAACATTGATGTAATGCTCAGCGAATAGGCTCTTCAATCCATCAACGAATTCTTCTGCGAGTTCGTTGCGTAGAGTTGATTCAATAGCTACTTCATTTTCCTTCATCCAGTTTTCAACACAATAATCAAGATATGTGTCGAGCTTTGAAGTTACTTCTTCATTGAAGTTAGCGATTTCTTCCTGTAGCTTAGTTTCGAATTCTTCTTCAAGACGAGTAGTCTCAAGAAT